CAGCCCGTGAACTACTGGGTCGCCTGAAACTAGCCTACGAGTATCTGCCCATGTGGTTGCAGCAGGGCGTGGTGGAGTGGAACAAGGGGTCTATTGTACTGGAGAACGGCTCCAAGATTCTAGCGTCGGCTACTTCATCGTCTGCTGTCCGTGGTGGATCGTTCAACTACATCTTCTTGGACGAGTTTGCGTACGTGCCACAGAACGTAGCAGAAGAGTTTTTCTCGTCTGTGTATCCCACCATTACCAGCGGTAAAAGCACAAAGGTGACCATTATTTCAACGCCGAAGGGCTTGAATATGTTCTACCGCTTTTGGGTAAACGCAAACAAGAAACCAGGTGAAGAAGGCAAAAACGAGTACGTGCCCATCGAAGTGCACTGGAGTGATGTGCCTGGGCGCGACGAAGCATGGAAAAAGCAGACTATTTCCAACACGTCGGAAGAGCAGTTTAGGACAGAATTTGAAACGCAGTTCCTGGGTTCAACCAATACACTTATCCACGCAGAGAAACTAAAGTGCATGGTGTACCGAACTCCAGTCTTTTGGAACAATGAGGGGCTGCGAATATACGAAAAGCCTGTGGCAGGACACAACTACGTGGCAGTGGTGGACACCGCACGGGGGCAGGGACTGGACTACCACGCGTTCTCTGTGGTTGACGTTTCGGCGTTTCCGTATCGGGTTGTGGCTACTTTTCGCAACAACCAAATACCCCCCATGCTCTATCCCAATGCCATCTACCCAGTGCTGCGGCAGTACAACAACGCGTATTGCCTAGTGGAGGTAAACGACATTGGTGGTCAAGTCGCAGACATTCTCCACGATGAACTGGAGTACGACAACGTGATCTACGTTTCGCAAATGGGTCGCAAGGGGCAGGTTGTGAACGGCGGCTTTGGAACTCGGGGCGGCTCGGTAAAGGGAGTAAAGACCTCTACCGCAGTGAAGCGTATCGGCTGCTCCATTCTGAAGAGTCTGGTGGAGGACACCAAACTTATTGTGGAGGACTTCCACACAGTGGACGAGATGTGCACCTTTGTGGCAAAGGGCGACTCCTTTGAAGCGGAAGACAACCACAACGACGACTTGGTAATGACCCTTGTGCTGTTTGGGTGGCTCACTACACAGGCATATTTCAAAACCATTACTGGCAGCGACATCCGAAAAGACCTGTACGAGGAGCAGATGAAGGTGCTGGAAGAGGAGATGACCCCTTTTGGCTTTGTGGACGACGGTGGAGGGGACATCCCCACTCAAATCACAGACTCTAGTGGCACCACGTGGCGCGTAGGGAAGGCAGGAGAAGACCTAGATATGGGGTGGAATTTCTGATGCACTCCGTGACGGCTTCCAAATAATACATACTGACAGCACCTGAACACTGACTTCTTCACAGAGGAGACACACCAATGGGATTTAGAGTAAGCCCCGGCGTAAGCATCAAAGAAATTGACCTGACCACTATTGTTCCCGCAATTGCCACCACTCCAGGCGGATTTGCAGGGTATTTCCACTGGGGTCCGGTGGACGAAATTGTTACTGTTACGAGCCAAACCGAACTAGCAAACATCTTTGGTAAGCCTGACAACAACAACTACGTGGACTTCTTTACCGCAGGCAACTTCCTGTCGTACGGAAACAACTGCCAAACCGTGCGTGTGGTTGGTGCTAATGCTGCGAACTCTCATGCTACTCCAGATGGTGTTACTGGTGTGGGTATTAGCAAACTTGTCATCAACAATGAAACGCAGTTCGGTGCTAGCGCAGGGCTTTCGGCTTCTACTCCTGCTGCAACTGGAAACATTGTGTTTGCGTCCAAGTATCCAAGTGTGCTTGGAAACAGCCTAAAGGTTGTTGTAACTAGTGGAAGTGGTGTTACTGGTGGATCTTTGGCGGCAGCAGCAGATATTGGTGCTACCTTTATTGATATGTACACGACAGGGCAATCGCAGATCCGTTACTTTGCGGTCGGTGACCTTATCACCTTTGCTGACGGCACCTCGGTTACAGTTAGCGGTATTCAGACAGGAACCACGGCAAACACCACTTTCACCACTCGTACTCCTGTAAACGGAGACTTCTTTGGTGTTACCAGTGGTATCACTTTGGGAACTGCTCTACCGCGTGTTCGTTTGCTCCTATCTACCCTGCTTCCCAAGACACAGGCTTCAGGAAACACCTTTAATATCAAGAGCGTCTACGCAGGATACGTGTCAACGGGAGCAACCACTTCGGTGTACGCCGCAGACGCAGGTGGCGGAAACGATTTGGTGAACGTGCTTGTACTAGACAAGGACGGCAAGTGGACTGGAACCGCAAACTCGCTACTTGAGAAGTTTGAAGGACTGTCGCGTGCAACAGATGCTCGTAAGTTTGACGGCAGCAGCAACTACTACCGAACGGTTGTTAACGAGCAGTCTCAATACATTTGGGCACTACGCGCTGATCTTGCAAACAACAATGGTGGTGATGGCACAACCGCAGGCTGGACTTTGATTGGTCCTGCATTGTCTGCCACATCAGCAGTTGGTGAGGGAGTCAACTCTCTTGGTCTGACTGGTGCTGCTTCGGCTGCTCCAAACGACTCCGAGCGTTGGGCAAACGGTTGGAGCAAGTTTGCAGACGCAGACCTTGTGGATGTTTCACTGCTTCCACTGGGAGACGCAAGCGCAACCCTTGCACAATTGGTTATCCAAAATGTGTGCGAGAAGCGTTTGGACTGCATGGCATTCAAGTCTCCTGCACAGACCGATGTGGAGAACAAACTTCCATACGAAGCACTGAACGCCATCAAGACCTTCCGCGACAGTACTTTCAACGTGAACTCGTCGTATGCTGTGCTTGATAGCGGTTGGAAGTACCAGTTGGACACCTACAACAACCTGATTCGTGTCATGCCTCTGAACGGAGACATTGCAGGTTTGGTGGCTCGTACCGAGTTTACCAACGAAGCGTGGTTCTCGCCCGCAGGCTTCAACCGTGGTCAGATCAAGGGTGTCGTGAAGTTGGCGTACAACCCGTCGTCCGAAGCACACCGCGACGAACTGTACACCCGTCAGGTGAACCCTGTGGTGTCGTTCCCCGGCGAAGGCGTAATCCTGTTTGGTGACAAGACCATGCAGACTCGCCCAAGCGCGTTTGACCGCATCAACGTGCGTCGTCTGTTCATTATTCTTGAGAAGGCAATCGCCACGGCTTCAAAGTTCTTCCTGTTCGAGCAGAACGATGCGTTCACTCGCGCCCAGTTCAAGAACTTGGTGGTTCCTTTCCTCAAGACTGTTCAGCAACGCCGTGGCATCACGGACTTCAAGGTGGTGTGTGACGAAACCAACAACACTGGTGAAGTCATTGACCGCAACGAGTTCGTGGCGGACATCTTCATCAAGCCCACCCGTAGCATTAACTTCATCCAGTTGAACTTTATTGCCACAAAGACTGGCGTAGACTTCAACGAAGTTGGCGGCTGATCAGATAGATACAGATAAGGAGTACTCATGCCAGTAGAACCCACTAACAACATTTCAGGGTTTGTAAACGCCTTCTCGGGCGGTGGTGTACGCACGAATCTTTTCGTGGTGAACGGAACCATTCCGGGCTTCTCGGAAACCCGTGCAATCTCGTTCCTGTGCAAAGCAGCACAGATTCCTGCGTCCTCGCTCGGAACCATTGAAGTTCCATACCGGGGTCGCCGCATCAAGATTCCAGGCGACCGTTCGTTCCAAGACTGGAGTCTCACCATCATCTCCGACGCAAACCTGAAACTGCGTTCGGCGTTTGAGTTTTGGAGTTCGCGTTTCAACTCGCACGTGTCGAACGTGTCAGACGTGAATTTCATGCAGTATATGCCTACTTGGTCGGTGACCCAGTTGAAGCGCGACGGTGAAGCACTTCGTACCTACAACTTTGTTGGCTGCTTCCCCAGCGAAGTGGGCACCATTGACCTGTCGTACGAAAACAACGACCAAATCGCAGAATTCCCTGTGACTCTAAACTATTCGTGGTGGGAAGCCGCCGAAGGTGCTGCTGTTGCTGCAACTGGAACAGGTCAGGAGAACATCTCCGCCCTTCTACAGCAGGCAGGCATCAACATTGGTTCAGGCTTCTGATCCAGCATCTACTTGACAGGATTTTACATTTATGGCAATCAATCTACCCTTCGGGTTCGTACTAGGTAGAACGGGGGGGACTCCGAAAGAAGAAGATCGGAAGTCCCCCTCGTTCGTCCCTCCTGATTACGATGACGGTGCAGTGCCCATTGAA